TTTAAGCTATAAACAGTATATTTGATAAAAATAAATATCATTTAGTTAGAGATAGATTTAATTATGATTTAGCTGTTATAGGTATGGGAGCTGTAAGAAGTTCTTTTAATAAAGCTGAAGGTATAAAAGTAGAATATGTAGATCCTGCTGATTTAATTTATTCACCTACAGAATCACCTTATTTTGATGATATATATTATATTGGTGAGGTAAAAGAAATATATGTTAATGAGCTTAAAAAACAGTTTCCTGAGCTTACTGATGAAGAGTTAGAGCAATATAGAGGTTATAGCGCGTCTTATGCTAATAATTCTGGTTATAAAGAAAAATCAGATGATAACAACGTGGTTAGAGTTTTATATTTTGAGTATAAAACATATATGAACCAAGTATATAAGATAAAAAATACATCTACAGGCGGTAAAAGAGCATTAGAAAAAGGTGATACCTTTAATCCACCAGCTAACGAAAGTTTTGAAAGAGTTGATAGAGCTATTGAAGTTGTTTACGAAGGTGTTAAGATTATAGGTAGTGGTGAAAAACTTTTAAAGTGGGAGTTGAAGAAAAACATGATGCGACCAAAAGCAGACACTACTAAAGCTGTTATGAGTTACGCTGTTGTAGCGCCTAGAATATATCAAGGAAGAGTTGAGTCTTTAGTTAGTAGAATAACTGGTTTTGCGGATATGATACAGCTTACTCATTTAAAGCTTCAACAAGTAATGTCTAAGATGGTACCAGATGGTGTTTACTTAGATGCAGATGCTTTAGCTGAAATAGATTTAGGTAACGGTACTAACTATAACCCACAAGAAGCATTGAATATGTATTTCCAAACAGGTTCTGTTATTGGTAGATCAATGACTCAAGATGGCGACTTTAATAGAGGTACTACACCAGTTTCTGAATTAAACACAAGTTCTAAAGGTGGTAAGATACAAAGTTTAATACAAACTTATAATTACTATTTACAAATGATGCGTGATGTAACTGGATTAAATGAAGCTAGAGATGGTAGTATGCCAGATAAAAACGCTTTAGTTGGTTTACAAAAGCTTGCTGCCGCTAATAGTAATACTGCAACTAGACATGTGTTAAACTCTAGTTTATATTTAACTTTATCTATGGCTGAGTGTATCGCTATGAGAGTATCTGATGTTATTGAGTATTCGCCAACAAGAGAATCATTTATAAAATCATTAGGTAAGTTTAATGTAGCTACATTAGAAGAAATGGCTAATCTACATTTACACGACTTTGGTATATTCTTACAGTTGGCTCCTGATGCAGAAGAAAAACAATTATTAGAAAATAATATACAAGTTGCTTTACAGTCTCAACAAATAAATCTTGATGATGCTATTGATATTAGAGAAGTTAAAAACTTAAAACTAGCTAATCAATTACTTAAAATAAGAAGAGTTAAAAAGCAGGCGACTGACCAAGCATTTAAAGAAAGAAATATAAGAGTACAAGCTGAAGCTAACGCTGCTGCTTCTGAAAGATCAGCTGCTGCAGAGATGCAAAAACAACAAGCTCTTACACAATCAAAAGTTCAAATAGAACAATCGAAGTCTCAGTTTGAAATACAAAAGATGGAAAGAGAAGCTGCTATTAAGAAAGAGTTAATGGAGTTAGAGTTTCAAATGAATTTAAGATTAAGAGAAGCTGAAGTTGAAAGCGTTAAACAAAGAGAAAAACAAAAAGAAGATCGTAAAGACGAAAGAACTAAGATACAAGCAACTCAACAAAGCGAGTTAATTGATCAAAGAAAAAAAGATAAAGCTCCTAAAAACTTTGAATCTGCTGGATTTGATAATTTAGAAGGTTTTGGCCTAGAACAATTTGAACCTAGGTAATTTACTAATTATATAATATTATATCATGGAAAACACTGAAAAACAAGAAGACGTTATTCAAGAGGTGGAAACACAAGATCAACCTGTTGAAGAACAAAAACCTGTTGAAGAGAAGATCTCTTACAAAGAGGTTAAAGACGATGGAACTATTAAAATAGATTTATCAAAATTAAAAAAATTTCAAGAACAAAATGAGTCCACTGAAGAGCAAAGCACAGATGAGGTACCTGTTCGCGACGAACAAAACACTAGCGAAGAAGTTCCTGAAGAAAACAAAGAAGAGCAAGTTGAAAAGCCTGCCGAACAAAGTGAAACGCAAGAAGAAGTAGTTCTTGAAGAAGTAACAGAAGAAGAAGTTGCTGAGACTAAAAAAGTTGAAGCAGAAACAATAGTTGAACAACCAGTAGTTGAAAAAGAAGTTGAACCACAAGTTGTTGTGCCAGAAAACTTACAAGATTTAGTTAAGTTTATGGAAGAAACAGGTGGTAGTTTAGAAGACTATGCTAGATTAAACGCTGATTATTCAAACATTGATAACGATACTCTATTATTAGAGTATTATAAAAATACTAAGCCGCATTTAAATATGGAAGAGATTAACTTCTTAATTGAAGATAACTTTCAGTTTGATGAGGATGTTGATGAGCCAAGAGATATTCGTAAGAAAAAACTGGCCTTCAAAGAAGAGATTGCAAGAGCTAAAAAGCATCTTACTGGTTTAAAGGATCAATACTATAAAGAAGTCAAGTTGGGTTCTAAGTTGACCAGAGAGCAGCAAGAAGCAGTAAGCTTTTACAATAAATACAGCCAAGAGCAAGAAGCTTTAGGTAAAGCTCAAAAAGCTAGTGCAGAACATTTTAAAAACGCAACTGATAATGTTTTTAACCAAAATTTCAAAGGTTTTGATTTTAACGTAGGCGAAAAGACGTATAGGTTTAAAGTAAATGATGTTCAAAGCACAAGGCAGTATCAAAGTGATATTTTAAATTTCGTATCGGAGTACGTTGACGAAAATAATATGATGAATGATGCTAAAGGTTACCACAAAGCTCTGTATGCTGCAAAGAACATTGACAAAATTGTAAAGCATTTTTACGATCAAGGAAAAGCCGATGCTATAAAAGAGACTACAATGAAAGCTAAAAACATTGACATGTCTCCAAGATCAGCTCCACCTGTAGTAGATGCGGCAGGATTTAAAGTCAAAGTTTTAAACGGCGAAGATACCTCAAGGTTGAAATTTAAAATTCGTAAATAAACAATAACTTAAAATTTAAACAAAATGGGATTTAATACGTCTTTAGGACTAGGGGGTTCATACTCTCTAGCATCTATGCCTTCCCCAACTGTAAGTGATAACAATTATATTGACTTCACGGCTTCGGCTACTGCTGGATGGGCACAACAATACTTACCTGAATTGTACGAACAAGAAATCGAAAGATACGGAAATCGTTCAATTAGTGGATTCCTTCAAATGGTAGGGGCTGAAATGCCTATGGAATCTGACCAAGTAGTTTGGTCTGAGCAAAACAGACTTCACATTGCTTACAAAAGTAGTGGAGCTGCTGACGGTGCTGATAGTATTCAACTTGTTGGAACTTCAGGTACTTGTTCACTTGGTACTAACTTAACTAACTCATTAAGAGTTGGTAATACAGTTATTATTACTGATACTGCGACTGGACTTAAAACTATCAAATGTTACGTTAGCCAAACTAGTGGTACTGCTACTGGTGGTAACAATACTAACTTTACTGTTTTACCTTACACTCAAACTGATTTATCAGGTGGTGATGGTACTGCTGTAGCTTTCTCTGACAACGAGCAAATCAATGTATTTGTTTACGGTTCTGAATTTGCAAAAGGTTCTGCTTCTATGGTAGGAGAACTTAAGCCTCAGTTCCAACAGTATAACAACAGACCAATTATTATTAAAGATCACTTTAAGATTTCTGGTTCTGATACTGCTCAAATCGGATGGATCGAAAGTAGTGATGAAGCTGGTAACGTTGGTTACTCTTGGTACTTAAAATCTGCTGGTGAAACTAGAATGAGATTTGAAGATTATCTTGAAACTTCTATGGTTGAAGCTGTAAAAGGTGTTCCTGGTGCTTCTACTGTTGATAGCACTATCGCTGATGCTGGTGACAGCTTTGGATCTGAAGGTCTTTTTGCTGCTATTGAAACAAGAGGTAATGTATTTGAAGATTTAGCTTCTTTAGCTGATTTTGACTTACTACTTAAAAATCTTGACAAGCAAGGTGCAATTGAAGAAAACATGCTTTACGTAAATAGATCTTTAGCTCTTACAATCGATGATATGGTTGCTGGGTTAAACTCTAACTACCAAGGTGGTGCTTCTTTCGGTGTATTTGAAAACTCTGCTGATATGGCGCTTAATTTAGGTTTCTCTGGATTTAGAAGAGGTTCTTATGACTTCTATAAGTCTGACTGGAAATACTTAAACGATGCTGCTGCAAGAGGTGGATTTGGTGATGTTTCAGGATGTTTAATTCCTGCTGGAACTTCTAGTGTTTATGACCAATCACTTGGTAAAAACATTGCAAGACCTTTCTTACACGTAAGATATAGAGCTTCACAAACTGATGACAGAAGAATGAAATCTTGGGTTACTGGTTCTGTAGGTTCTGCTTCTTATATTGGAGATGACATCATGGAGGTTCACTATTTATCTGAAAGATGTTTAGTAGTACAAGGTGCTAATAACTTTGTAATGTTAAAAGAATCATAATTAATAACCTTTAAAAACTAAACAAAAATGGATAAATTTTTATTTTTTACAGATGGAGACACTATCGACGCATCTGGAGATATGGCTTGCTACCCTTTAAGTTCTTTTTTAGGATTTACTGTAAGTGCAAGTGATGCTGTATCTTTAGGTATGAGATTTAAGTCTGCTGTTACTGGTTCAGCTGCTGCTACAGAAGTTGACGTGGTAGATTTAGTTATTACTTCCGCAAAACATAAGAAAGTTATAGAATCAATTACTAAAGCTATTAATGCTGCAAGTTTTGATGACAATAGCGGTCTTATCGTTGTTTGTGACGCTTTGAATTCAGTATTTGCTGATTCAGACATCACAGGTTGTGCAATAACTCATGACTCATAAGTCAATCAATAATTAAAGGAATAGGCGCTTCGGCGCCTAGCCCTTTATTTTTAACTATTTAATTATATTATATTATGGAAACGAAAGTTCAAAAGCCTAAAAAGGCTAAAAAAGAAAAGGTTGAGGTAGTAGAACCTCAAGGCCCAACTTGGGAAATTAAAGACAGACAGTATTATTTAAAAGGGACGGCATCACCGTTATCTTATGTTTTACAGTCTAAATCTACAAAAAGAAAACCAATGTTATGGTTTGATGAAGAAAAAAATATGAATAGAGAGATTAGATACGCTAGTAATCAAAACTCTGTGTTTGTAGATGAGCAAGATAAAAACGTTATATTAGATCATATTATTTTTGAAGAAGGCGTTTTATATGTACCAAAACAAAATCAACCATTACAAAAACTTTTATCTTTATATCACCCTAAAAAAGGATTTGTTTATGAAGAGAAAGACCAAGTAGCAGAAGCTAAACAAGAGTTATTTAGTATTGAAACTGAAATGAAAGCTCTTAACACGGCTGTATCTATTGATATTGATCAAGCAGAAGCTATATTAAGAGTAGAGTATGGATCAGCTGTAGGTAACATGAGCTCTAGTGAAATAAAAAGAGATCTTTATATCTTCGCTAAAAGTAATCCTGTTTTATTCTTAGATTTAGTTCAAGATGAAAATGTTATACTTAGAAACTTTGCTATTAAAGCAAATGAAATGAATATAATAAAATTATCACAAGATCAAAGAACTTTTACTTGGGGATCAACTGATAGAAAGTTAATGGAAGTACCTTTTGATGAAAACCCATATAGCGCATTTGCTGCATGGCTTAAAACAGATGAAGGTGTTGAAGTTTACAAATCAATTCAAAAAAGAATAAACTAACAACTAATGATCACGGCCCTTTAATTAGGGCCAGTGATTATAACAATATATAAAAATGGCAATATCAGTAGACAATGTATACACTAAAGTATTATCAATACTTAACAAAGAGTCTAGAGGTTTTTTAACGCCTGGAGAGTTTAATAAAATAGCTTCACAAGTTCAATTAGATTTACTTGACAAAGCTTTTTATGACTATAATAGAGCTATAGTTAGACAATCTGCAGGTAGAGGCGGACAAGGATATGCTGATATACCAAGAAAAATACAGGATAAAATAGATCCTTTTTATGCTACAAGTAGCATATCATTAACTAGTGGCGTAGGAACTTTACCTACGTTTTACAATATTATAAATGTTTCTGCAGACAGTAGATTAACTGATGTAGAAAGAATAGAAAAATCTAAACTGAGCTTTTTATTATCTTCACCATTAACAGCTCCTTCTACAACTTTTCCAATATATTACATAACAGGTAGCACTATAACAGTAAACCCTAGCTCGTTATCAACTATACAAATGGATTATGTATCTGTTCCAGCTGATCCAGTATGGGCTAATACTGTAGATTCTACTACTGGAGCTTTAACTTTTGATAGTGCTAATGCTGTAGATTTTACACTACATCCTTCAGAGGAAGTTGAATTAGTATTAGGTGTATTAAAATACGCTGGTGTTGTAATAAAAGATCCATCGGTAATACAAATGGCTACTCAAGAAGATAACATTAAAACACAACTTGAAAATTAATATAAATGGGATTATTAGGAACTACAAGTGAACAAACGTATTACGATGGTGATGACCTTGGTAATTACAGATACACTTCATTAGCAAGTGTTATTAGCAACTTTATGGTAGCTTACGTTGGTGATGGAAAATTAATAGACAATGTTAGAAAGTCTGATGTTTTATTTCACGCTAAAAGAGGTTTACAAGAGTTTAGTTATGATGTTTTAAAAACAGTTAAATCTATGGAGGTTGAATTAGCACCTTCATTAGCTTTAGCTATGCCTCAAGATTATGTTAGTTATGTTAAGTTAACTTATATAGGAAGTGATGGTATAAAAAGAATTATATATCCTACTACTTTAACTATAAACCCAACTTCTAATCCAGCTCAAGATGAAAATTATGATTATTTTTATGATGATAATGGTGATATAATTGAAGGTCCTTCATACACTGAAGAAAAATGGAAAAACTTTAACCCAGATAATATAACTGGTAATTTAGCTTCAGAAGATGATTATTACATAGGAACTGATGAGTATTTACAATACGTTGGTGGTAGAAGATATGGTCTAGAACCTGAGCATCAACAAGTAAACGGTTATTTTACTGTAAACGAAAGAACTGGTAGTTTTAACTTTAGTAGTGATTTAGCTGGTAAAATAATAGTATTAGAGTATGTTTCTGATAGTTTAGGTACTGATGCTGAAATGAAAATACATAAGTTTGCAGAAGAAGCATTATATAAGCACATTGCTTTTAATGTTCTAGCAACTAAAAGAAATATTCCTGAGTATATAGTACAAAGATACAAAAAAGAAAGAAGAGCAGCGCTTAGAAACGCAAAGCTGAGGTTATCTAAGCTTAATTTAGAGCAGATGACTCAAATAATGAGAGGTAAAAGCAAACACATAAAAAACTAATAAGTTATGCCTGAGATTAAAAATAATTTCATCCAAGGTAAAATGAATAAAGATCTTGACGATCGACTTTTACCTAATGGACAATATAGAGACGCTCAGAACATAATAATAACAAAGTCTGATGATTCTGATGTAGGTGTCTTACAAAACGTTAAAGGTAATAAAATACCTTATGCAGACAGTGTAAACGTAGTAGCTAATAATCCTAATGCTGAGGTTATAGGTGTTTATGTTGACAACCAAAAAGATAGAGTTTTTTATTTTGTTACAGATAGATCTACAGGTGTTTTTTCTGATTTAATAGGCCCACCGGGCTCTAGCGGTAATCCACTTGCTGATTCAGATACTTTTCATGGTATATATTACTGGAGTCAGTCTAGTGAAAATGTTACACCTAAACTAATAGTTGAAGGTGCTTTTTTAAATTTTTCAAAAGACTATTTAATAACAGGTGTTAATATAATAGATGACATGCTGTTTTTTACTGATAATTTAAATCAACCAAGAAGAATAAATGTACAAACAGCTATAGATAATAGTTCTTTTTATAATAGTGAAGCAAAAGTAGCGGTTGCTAAGTTTGCTCCTTTTTATCCTATTAGATTATTAGACTCATCTAACGCTTCTACAATGTCTACCGACTCTGATGTTGACTCTGACTTTTTAAAAAATCAGTTTGTAAGATTTAGCTATAGGTTTAAGTATGATGATGGTGAGTTTTCTACAATGGCACCTTTTACTCAAGCTGTATTTATACCTAAAATATATCAAGATGGATCTACTGGTTTAACAGTTGCTCAAAAAAATAAAATATTTCAAACAGCTGAAGTTGAAGATATGGTTAATTTTATAAACAAAGTTGTTTTTAAAATACAAATGCCTTCTACTAGTACAACTGTTTTAAAAGACAATAGTATTAAAAAAATACAACTTTTATCACGAGTTGATGGTGATTTATCAGTTAGAGTTGTTGATGAATTA